CTTCCAACAAGCGTTGCTCAGGCGATATGGCGCGGGATATCGAAGGTTCTGATCCGAATGGAAGTAATAGATTATAAAACAAAATTACTCGGAGAGAAACTTCTCGGCACAGCGATAATCAAAGATTCAGATGGTGATTTCCAGTCATATAGGGGTACCTTTATGGGTTTACCTCTATCGTGGCCCATCTTAAATTTACTAAATTTATATTTGATTCACTGTGTCGATTATGATAATCTCGCTGTCGTTCACGGGGACGATTTATTGGGTCTCTGGTCAAAAACACAAGCCGACAAGTACGAAGCACTCGCTTCAGAACTTGGTCTAAAATTAAATCTCGATAAGTGTTTTAGGAGTACTAAGTTCGGAATCTTCTGCGAGGAATGGTATTCCGTCAGAAGAAAATTCCCGATCAATCTATCCGGCGAAAGGTTCAAAATGCCAACGGACCCAAGAAAAACACCTTACGGCGTCCTCCCGGTCGTTCGCGTCGTGAGACACGAACGTCCGCGGTATAAGATACTATTTCGCTCGGAGGATTTACTTTCAAATCTGAGTTCTGTCAGGTCCAACAAAGGTTGGGAACAGAAGTTACTCAGAGAACTAGTAGATTCCTTGCCAGAGATCGTTTATGCCAAAAAGATGAAAATCTCACTTGGTGACTCGAAACGAAACTTAGGTCTAGGCTGCCCTCTTTTTAAGAGGAAAGAAAAGCAGAATAAACTTTCAGCTAAGTCCCGAGCTTTCCAACGGATATTAAATGGCTATATTAAATTTAACTCAAGGTCGAAAGTGTTCGGACTTATAAAGAAGCTCGAACAAACGCCTGTTCCGCCAATGAATACCGGAGTAACTATCGGCGACGTGATATTACAGACTGCAATAGAATCTATGACGATAGAAGCACTTAATGGTAGCACTCCTACCACCGTCGTTTCTAAGAATCCGTATAAACAATCACGCGCGATAAGGAAACTCAAGCGAGCAAAAGTAGAGACACTTTTAAAGAATAAGGGACCCGTTATAGACCTCAACAGATGTGTCTACGGACGGGTTAAATCGTTAATTTGCCCTGGTGTACAACGAATTGTAGCGCTCCAAGAGATGGCACCCAATGCAGTCACTAATAACTATATCACTGACCACTGCAACGTACGCATCTCTCGAAGCTTGCGAGTCTTTTCAGAACGTTACCTCTATGGCGGCACAAACGAAATCGACGACGAGTTACTAAAGGTATTCGGACACCTAACTACAGAATCTATCTCAGTCCTCACGAAGGACGTTGAAGAACCCCGTGTTAAGTGTCAGTACCTTCCTCGTAATCAAAATCTTAGCACCGCTTTCGAAACGAAAGAATCTAAGGCTTCTCATAATACAACGTTTGCTCTGAAATCACGTACTGGTAGTACGGCTATTTCTCAGCGCGATTTAACGTTGCGGCAACTCTCCCATTATGAAGAGTTAACCCCTGAAGCAACGACTAGCCGAAACGTCTCCGATTTTGGCTACGCCCTGAACGAAGATTTCTCCCCCTTCAGAAACGTAGGAGCCCTAACAGAGCCCGTCGCACCGACGCCTCGACCTCTAACTCCAGAAATTATTACTGACGAAGCACTTAAATTCATCTCTGTATCGTTCCTTAATAAAACCCGCAAGCAG